GTTCTGCGCGAGAAGTTTTGCGAGCTTGTCGTTGTTCAGCTCATTCAGAAACGTGTCCTGCATGGCGAGCATCTTCTCCAGTGTCTCGTTCTGCGCGAGAAGTTTTGCGAGCTTGTCGTTGTTCAGCTCATTCAGAAACGTGTCCTGCATGGCGAGCGTCTTCTCCAGGGCCTCGTTCTGTGCCAGCAGCTCCGCAAGGTACACGTTGTTGAGCCTGTCCATGAACGTCTCGTGGGTGGCGAGTTTTCCGAGAAGTTCCTTTATCTTCTGGTTGTTTTCCTCCAGCTTATCCTTTCCGACTTCGAGCACGTCCGAAAGCGCGGTCATGAGGTGGTCGGAATTAGTGTCTTCCTCCCAGTAGCCGTCGTTATTGTACACGTAGACGCGCCCGGTCTTGAAGGTGACACGAACGCCGTTGTAGGTCGCGCTGGTCTCCTCGCCGGACCATGTGAAGTGGTCGCCCCTGTGGAGGTTGGTCTTGTTCTTCGGGTCGAGGAAGCCGCTGATGGTGCTCATTGAGCCGCGGTATTTCGCGAGCCTTGCGGTTGAGTAAGTGAATGTGAGCGTGTAGTCGGCTATGCTCGCCTCGTCGAACACGTATGTGCCGTATACGGAGCGGTCGCCCGAATTGTCGCCGAACGCGTATTTCTTGCCGTTGTCTCCGTAGATGTACGCGTGGGTTATCTCGGTGTAGATAATCGGGATGTCAAGCGTGCCGTTCTCAAGGAGATAATTTTTTGTCGTCCTGATCCTTACGCCGTGCTCCGTGACTCCGTGGCCGTCCTCACGCTCGTATTCCTCCGCCGTAAGCCCCTCTGCCGGGTTCATCTCCCCCAGCTTGAACGGAAGGTCAAGGTTGTCGCAGCGGACGTGTATCGGAATCTCAAGGACGGCTTCCTCGACCTGGCCGTCATCGTCCACGTTGAAGGTCGCGCTTGTCTGCTCCATGTATACGAACAGGCTGGAGCCGTCAACACCGTCCTCGCCGGCTTCGCCTTTCTCGCCAATCATTTTTCTTGGGGTACTCCATTGTCCGTCGTATATTGACTCGGATGTTTTGCTTGACATCCATTTGCTTTCTTCCGTCAGTGTTGAGTGCCAGCCTGAATTCGTTCCGTCTCCGGTCGGTACTGGTGGCATGGTCTCTGAGTCGTTGTAGCAGAAAAAAGTTCTCCACTTGGTTGCCAATATGTTGTCGCCGTCAACTGCGTCATCTATCTCAGACAGCTTGTTCTCATAATCGGGCAGCACAAAATCAGGGTCATCGACCCCGAAAATCTCAGGCGAATACTCCACGCATGTCAGGTCAGCGGAAAGATTCTCACCGCACTGAATGTCAGTGATAATCAGATCGATGACATCATTTCCACGCTCGCCGAAGGTGAACAAATCGCCTTCCATAGGGGCTGCGGAGACAGACATCGCCTCGACGAATTCAAGGTAATGCGAGCTTCCTTCCGTACTCTTCACATCAACAAGAATGATTTCGCCGGAACTTTTTCTGGCTCTGACGGCATACGAGTTCCCGATTTTCATCGAAATTTCTTCGTCAGTAAAGATTCCGGTCACATTGCCGTTGGCATCTGTCGTCGTGTCTGTAATCCGCCCCTGTTTTATTCCTGTAAGTGCAATGTCGCCTGCGTACTGAATCCAGTCGCCTTTCTGGCACATGAGATACTCGAAGTCCGCGCTGAACGTATGCACGAAAGCCCTGTGGTTTGATACGGCATATTTGTACATCCCGATTTTTCGTGCCTGCACGGAATCCGTAATGCCCCACAATGAGATTTTTTGCGATGTCTCCGCGCCACGGAATTTATTTCCTGTTGAGCTGTTGTAGACAGAAAGCTCATTCTCCGCGAATCCGTTGCTGCTGTCCACGAATCCGATTTTCAGCTCATCCGGGATGTCCGTGAGCATCGCGGCCTCTTTATAGTCCCAAGAGTTCCTCGGCGTGAACAGCTGCACCGGCGTTTCCCGCGCCGTGTCCTGTATGACAGTAATCTGTCCGTTAAGGCGGAGAATTTCCGCACGGCATGTGCTTGCGATTGATGAGAGAAGCTGGCTTATCGGCATTGATTCCGTTATGTAAGCGTTGCACTCATAGGAATGAGAGTTACACCACTCATACATTTTGCTGAAAGCAAGCCAGTCGATATCATCGTCCGACAATTTCTGCTGCGCGACTTCTGCCTGCATGGCATATATCGCCGCCGAAGCCGGGTTGCTGGAAATCTCATATTCCCAGCCGCCCCTGAAAACTGGCAGCCTGGACTGTGCTATGAAATTCAGCTGCTTTATTACATTCTGGAGTTTCTCGGATGCCCTTATCTTTACACCGATGAAAGTAAGCTGCTTGCAGACATCCTTGCTTACGGGACTCTCATTTTTTACGGCCCTGACAGAGCCTACATAAACGTCATCAATAATCTTTGAGTCGGAGCTGTCAGGCGTAATCCTTGTTATTCTGACAGTGTAGCTCGCCGGGGTGAGCTTTGTTTTGGAAATTGCATAGCGTTTTGTCTTCAATTCGGCACCGGTCAGGATGTTGTTTATGCCGGAGAAATAACCAAGAAGCTGATATTCTGAATCAGGCTCATCGCTTCTCTTGAACTCTGCCTTGACCTCGACCGAGGCAGCCTCAAGCTCTCCTTTGTCGTTGTATTTTCCAAGTCCGTTGTAGAAAAAAATATCGACGTTGAGCTCTTCGGTTTTGTCCGGCGTGGTTCTTATGAGCGATGCTTCTATTCCCTCATCAGTCTTGTTTTTAAGGATTGAGTTGCACTGTATCTCATGCACGCATTTGTCAAGCAGAGGCGTTTTCTCTTCGCCGTATGAAATCTGCATCTGTATGAGCTTGTCCGCGCCCGACAGGATTTTTTCCATGTCACCGCTCTGAGAAAAATCCTTGATTAGAGTCTCGTCTATTCTGATTGTGTCAGTTTCGATGCGTATTTCCTTTTGTCCGGCACAAAAAAGCTGGTAAAGGTAAACCGCGCCGTCAAGAGGATCGACCCACGTATAACTTTTTGCGGCAAGATCCGCATATATCCTTCGTCTTCCAAGAAGCGTCGGAACCGTACCGTATGGGCGCATCTGATTCTCGCTCCCACGGATTGACGGATCCTGTTCCGGGGATTCGCGGCTTTGCAGGGAAGGAACGTCCATGTTATAGAGGACCGCACCGCCAAGGAACATGCTTACGCCCGCGCCGATAAGGGCTGCTCCGAACGGCGCGCCGATTCCAGTCGCAATAAGGACCGCTCCAAGCACGGCAAGCGCGCCGCCTCCGATTTTCATTGCCGTGCCTGTGTCCTGGATTCCCCCTTCCGGGACCAGCTTCAGATAAACATGATTTCCGTCCTTTGCCACGCAAGAAAAATCAGTGACAATCACATCGTCTATCATGACACGCCAGCCTGTGTTCACCGCATGAAGCGTATCAACCTTTTTAATAATGTCCTGGACTGAGATTCCATCATCAAACAAGAATTCTGTTTTTTCCGTTGAGAACGGATTGAGACAAGCCGTAACTTTGATCGACACGATACCACCCCTCGACACATCCTGCCAGTTGTGGGCTGGAAATCCGTTCGCACACAACACCGGCCTTATGTCGTGAGTGAATTATACAATTGTCCCCGGCATACAAGCCGACGTGGCACAGCCTGCCACCCATGCGTATCAGGACCACAGATTTTTCTTCTGGTCTCTCAATCTTTTCGCCGCAAAGAATGGGGACGTTCTCGATGAAAAGCCTTTTCGTCTCGCTGATGTTCAGCGCGTTCGAGTAATCACCGAGCAGGACAGGAAGGTCAAATCCGTACTCATTGGCAAGGATGAGTCGGACAAGCCCATAACAGTCACAGCCATTTGTATCTCGCCCTCCGGAAACGAAAGGAATGCCGATGTATTTTTTTACCCAGTGATACATCATGACTCCTTACCAGAACATTCCGGGAAAATCATCCGGGTTATAGGTCAACGTGCAGAATTTTCTGTCCTGCATGTAAAGGTCATACAATTCTCCTGTCACGTTCTGGACAGTCGCATTTATGTTCCTGAGGACGAAACTCAGCGGCCCCTGTATGTATGTGTCCGGCTCGCTCGCCATTATCACGCCGACATCGCATGTAATCTTTTTCTTTTCCCGGAGGCTTCTGATTACGGCGGACTTGATTGTCTTGTAAACAGAAATGTCAGTGTTGTCTATTTGAAGGCGGCAGCTTTTGCCCCCGTCACTTGACTGGTTGGGAAGAAGCACGCTGAACGAACATGGGACAAAAATATCGTTTCCGCTTCGGATTTCCTCCGTGTTGTCCACGACGCGGGTCAGCACTTTTTCATCATAGTAAATCGTCAGCACATGAAGCAGCACCTCCGCCGTCTCTGGTGCGGTCATGGCTTTTTTTGCGTTCTCTGATAAGTTCTCGTTAGGCATTCATCTTCTCCAGGTTCATCGTTATCCTCCAGTTTCCTTCAAGCGAGTCCTCGTCGTAGTCCTCCTTGAAGCGGAACTCCGCGTATTCAAGCGTCTGCGGATCTTTCATCACGAAACGAAGCGCGCCGTGCCCCAGAACATTGTCGTAGAAGTTCTCCAGAATTCTGCGTTGGCTTTCTGTGACCACCATGCTTCCCTTGAAGTCCTTCGTGGCTGTCGTGTAGCGTCGTCTTTGCTTCGCCGGTCCCGAGTCCATCTCGGTCCGTACCACCGAGCTTTTCTTCTTGCCGTTGAGTCCGTCGAGCAGGAGAACCTGCGGGAGCGTTGACGGCCATTTTATGCTTGTCATTCTTAAACTCCTTGCGCCCTGATTCCATAGCGTGATTTCAAGGCCCTGTCAGCCGAGCCGTCGGAAAGGTGCCTGTTTATCATTGCGCCGATTGTTACCTCCAGTTTTCTTTGTCCGTTCTCCGTCGTTGATTCCGATGCGGTCACTTCCTCGTTCCCGTAATTATTGATGACGACGACAAGGGAATAATCTCCGCCGCCGATTCCGCTTGCGCTGACTCCGAGCGAGCCGTCAGCCCCACGCGTGAGCGGCATTACCGCTTCGGGGCCGGCTTCTCCCATAAGCCCTGTTCCGAAACCGTTTCCTTTGGCGAACTTGAAGAAGGTCGGGCTTTGCACGATTGAGTTCGTGAACGTTCCGCCCTTTGCGAACGTGCTGTAGTCGTCCGCCCCGTAAACTCCGCCCAGGGCGTTTGCCGTAGCGGATTCCTTCGAGGCGGACTGCTTTCCGTCAACATAACCCGCGATTATCGCAGAGCTTCCTGCCGCGGCAATGAACCCCAGGCCCAGCGGCCACTGCCCCTGTGCGATGAGCTGCAAGCCCGCCTGCAAGAAAAGCATCGGGAGCTGGTTAAGCACTTGCTGTGCCATTGCGGCAAGAGCGGCGGACATCGCATCTGTGGCGTCCTTGCCCTCGCCAAGAGCACGTCCGAATTCCTCGAAGCCGGTCATTGCGGAATCGAGGGAGATATTGGCGAAATTCGTCGCCATGTCAGCGAGAATCTTGCGGGATTTCTCGTCCAGGACATCAAATTTTTCAAGCGCGTCCTCAATGCTCAGAGAGAGTTTGTCCGTCCAGCTGTCCGCGCTCGCCAGTTCGAGTTCGTCGTAAAGTTGTCCCAGAAGAACTATTTCTTCTTCTGTCGCTCCGTTCGTCCGAACTTTTTCCAGATAAAGCTGCTTTTCGCTCATCGAGGCTTCGGTAATCTGTTTTGACAGGCTCTTGAATTCCTCTGCGACATAGGCTTCTCTTTTCCGTTTTTTCAGCTCGTTGTAGTCATCGATGAGTTTCTGTACAGCCTTGTCCTCGACTTTGAAGGTCTGGTCGATTTCTGCCGGGTTGATGTTAAGGAGTTCCTTTATCTTTGATGCGACCTCGTTCATCTGCGAGTCAAGGAATTCGGTCACGTCAAATTTCTCGTCAAGAATCTCGGAAAATGTATGCTCTGTCTGTAAGGCTCTCTCCAGTCCGTCAATGTAAAGGTTCGCCGCCTGTTCGCCGGTCTTGAAAAGTCGTTTATCAACATTAAGTATCTGTGAAAGCCATTCTTGCCATGGATTCTTGTTTTGGAGTTTTCTTATTTTCTCCCAGATTTTTTTCTCGATGTAGTCAAGCTGTTTGAGTGCAGCTTCCGTGTCGATGAGATTCCCATTTTTGTCTGTGGCATTTGATTCTGAAAGTTTCTTCCTTTCCTCGCCAATTTCTATGAGCTGCTTTTTGTAGGCTTCCAGCTGCTTTGTCGGGTCATCTTTAGAGAGTTTTTCATAATTTTTTGCGATTGAGTACATCAGCTCGTTAATTTCGTTCTCTGCATCACGACGCGTATTTTCTTCTGCCTGAATCTTTTGGTTTTGCGTAACTACATCTGACATAATACGAACTTGTTTCTGCCAGATGTCAACGACTTGAATGGATTGATTGATTTCCTTAGACTTTCCTTTTTCAACTGCTTTCTGATAGTTTTCCCTTGCAGCTGTAAGTTGTTTTTGAGCTTCTTCAAGTTTTCTTGTGTCGGATAGAGATTCGTACCATGCTTTGTACTTATCTCCACCAGCGGCTTTCGCAAAGTATTCATCGAAATTCCAAAGAGCATCAGAAACATAATCAATGCCGTCTCTGAATTTTTCGAGAACACCAGACCCGCTGCTTAAAGTCGCAAGAAGTTTTCCATATCCTTCGAGCAGGTCTCCGAGAGAATTCTTAATTTGAGTGCCCATGTCAGCGGCGGCTTCGGCTGCTCCGCCATAAGTGGTTTCAAGTTCATCAAGAATAATTTTTTGTGCACCTGCGATATCTCCGACATCAAGCATAGTTTTTATCATAGCTTTCTGGGAATCCGTGAAAGCAAATCCCTGTCGCTTGAGACTGTCGAGTCCGTTGATTGGGTCGTCAAGTGCTTTTCCCACTACTTGAGCCGCACTCTTCAAATCCATCTTCATTACGGTTGACATGTCAAGAATTGCCTTTGTCGCCGATTTAAACTGGTCGCCCTTTATGTTCCTGAAACCGAGAAGAACGCTTTGCATTGACAAAATTGTCTCGTCACCGTAGTTGGTTATCTTCTGAAAACCTGAAGCCATTGCACCGAGTTGTTCACTTGAAGTCCATGCTGTCGCGCCCACTGAATTCAAAACGTTTTCAAGAACTGAGACGGCTTCTTTTTGCTGCCTATATGCTGTCGTTGATTTACTTGCGAAATCTGCGATTGCTTTGATTGACAGAGCGGATGTAATCGTGCCACCCAGTGCTTTGAAGACTTTCTCTGTCGTACGAGTCTGTTTGTCAAGCTGGTTAAGGTTCTTCACGGCCTTGTCAACCTCGGCCGTGACAAGAACCCTCAGCTCTTCTGTGATGTCAGCCATTTTTCTTCTCTTTCTCCCATTCGTTGAAGTTCGACTTCTCGGAGTCAAACAATTCTACGATGGAGAAGAGAGTTCTCGGCTCTGCCAGATAGCCCTTGCCCTGGGGCCATCCGTACTGCTTTACCCGTTTGTAGGCCTGGAAAGCCTTTAGAAAATCATCGGTTATGTAGGATTCGATTTCCTTGCGCTTGATCCTGATGTAGCCGGTCTCGCTCTCAGGCCAGCAGATCTGCTCCGCCATGTCGCCATATCCGGGGTCGTACTCAATCGGGTACAGCCCCGAAATGACAAGCTGGAAAGCTATCCTAAAATTTTTTTTTGTGAGTCGGAAAGCTCGTCCTTCTGAACCTCAAGGCAGACGGCTGAGACGATTCCCTCGATGCCGAAAGCCCTGCACTCTGCGAGGGCCGTTCCGTCCGTAATCTCATGTGCGGTTTTCTTTCCGTCCTTGTCCGCCTGCTCGACGGTGAGGTTCCGGATTTTTCCCACGCAGTTTCGGAGGATGTAGTCGGCGTTGAAGCGTGTCTGAGCCGTTGTGCGCTTGAGCTTCTTGACCTCACGGGCTTTTCCGTCCGCACTGACCGGCTGGTCGTCCGGGTAATATTCCCTCGTAACCTCGACCGAAGTGAACTCGCTGCGCTGGTAGCCTGTCGGACGGATAATCTCGACCGAAAGCCGCTCGCTTTCCTGGAGCGAGAGGTTGTCTGCGATGTCAGGATAGAACTCATATCTCGGAATTTCTGTCAGAATCATCATGCCACCTCTCTAACCTTGTAGTAGATTACGCCAGGATGGTTTCCGCCGTCAATCTTGTAATTGAAGTTGAAGTTCTGCTCGCCGTCCAGGGGCTTGTCCATCTGGATGCTCTCGACTGTGACAGGGAAATGCTCCCATACGGCAGTCTCGCCGACAATCTCTGTCTCCCTGCGGCTCATCATGTAGTCCTGCTTCGTCTGCTTTGCAGGGAAGACCGCATAGTTCGTGCCGTCATCAACGGCAACCGAGCTGAACTGGTTGAGAAGCTCGCGTTGTGCGTCCGAATCAGTCTCAACGGTACCGTTGATTGTCCCGCTTGATTCCGTGAAGGCACCGGTGATGTACTCGCGAACGCCTGAGTCAAGGTTTTCCTGCGTTGAGACATCGTAGGTCTGACCCGTCTTTGAGTTCGATACATCCTTGACGAAGCTGATGAGCGTGAGGGTGAGCGGAATTACCGCATCCCCGGCCGCAAGAGCCTGATCCTTCCAGAGATGCACATAATCCCCGGCCCTGATTGCGCGTGCTCCCTTTGCGATGTCCGCCGAGCTCGGCTGGGGCAGTGAAGAATTAGAGCTTGCAACACTCTTGATTTTGTAGAATCCGCTTGCTGAGAGCGTTACATTTTCGCCGCCAGTAATGACTGCTCCCTCGGCGATTTTGTAAAGTTTTCCGTCTTTTCCACCCGGTTTCATTTTTTATTCCTCCGTTATAAGTCTTGTAGGGATGTCAATCTCGACTGTGTACGGAATCACATATTCCGCGCTCATCGAGCTTTCATCCTCACTAGGGTACACCCAGCCGGGCTTTCCGCTCCTTTTCCAGTACGCCCTGAACTTCACGCCCTCGCAGTCGAAAGGCATGTACGGCGTGTCTGATTCGTTCATCCGGCTGATTCTCCGTGACATCTTGATAGTCTGGGTGAGCCACTTCGCATGGGTGCCCGCCGTGCGGTACTCGGCCGAGAATATCAGCTTCTCGCATCCGTCACCGCTTCCTTCCATCGCCTGGAAGAGCAGGTCGATGTGCGCCGTGTTGTTCACGGCCTTCTGCGGAAGCAGGAACGCATGGAATCCAAGCTGGTTCTTTATCTCTGATTTGAGCGAATCGGTTATGCTTTCGATTGTCATTTCTTTCCGTCTCCTTTAAGTATCTCCCGCACAGATTTCCGTATCTCGTTCGTGACGAATTTCTCATCGGCCTCATCCAGATACAGGAACGGCCGGGCGGGAATCCTCACGCTCTTTTTCAGGATGAAGAGTGCGAACGGCTCGCCCCGTTTTTTCTTTGCCAGAAGGATGTTCGTGCTTCCGCCTCCCTCTTTTTTCAGTCGGAAGACACTGTAGCCGTCGGCTTTCATCGCCTCGATAAGCTCCCGAGGTTTCTGGGCGTTGTATTTGCGCATCAGAAGCCTGGTCTGATAGCTTGCGGGGATTGCGAGGGATTTTCCCTTTGCCGTCACAGTTCCGCCTTCCTGCAAGATTTTCGCCTGCTTCTTGTTCGTCTGAGCAGCCGCCCAGTCCTTGCCGTTTTG